CTTGCCTTATCCTTGAATTGCTCAGTCACAACTTCCTCTGTTTTTCCAGCCTCTTTAGTTACTACCTTTGTCGTAGCTTGAACATAGGCTTCATTAATAGAGTTTAAATCTCTGCTGGTCATGTAAATATTTATAGTGCCGAGGCTAAAAAAGGACGATAAATTTTATTTAGGTAATACAAACCTACCTAACCCTAATATGGAGTACGCGTGGACTCCTGAGATGGTTAAGTCTCTTAAGAAGTCGAGACAGAATATTCTTCATTTTGCAGAAAACTTTTTTCACATTGTTAATCTTGATCAAGGCAGAATGTTAATAAAATTATATCCTTATCAAAAAAGAGTGTTACGTAGTTTAAGAGATCATAGATTTGTAGCCTGTTTAGCTAGTAGACAAACAGGAAAAACTACTATGATGACAATTTATGCTCTATGGATTGCTTGTTTTCAAGACGATCAACGTATATTAATTGTTGCTAATAAAGAACAAACTGCTATTAGTATTTTTTCACGAGTTAGACTTGCATACGAGAATTTACCAAATTATTTAAAACCTGGAGTTGTAGAGTATGGTAAAACTTCTATGAAATTAGCCAATGGTAGTAGTATTGGTATTAGTACTACAAGCTCAGACGCCGGTCGTGGTGAATCTGTTAATGTATTAATTTTAGATGAGTTAGCGTTTATCCCAAATAATCTCGTTGAATCTTTTTGGAAGTCAGTATATCCTATTATTTCTGCCTCAACAAAATCTAAAATATTTGTAGCATCTACTCCAAACGGTATCATACATTATACACAGAAGCAGTAAAAGGAATAAACAACTGGCAAGCAGAAAAAATATTATGGCATGAAGTTCCTGGTCGCGATGAGGAATGGAAAATTGACACAATTAAATCTATAGGCAGTGAAGAAGCCTTTGCGCAAGAGTTTGATTGTAAGTTTCTTGATACCGGTGATTCATTTATTGATGAAATCTTTTTTGAAAAATTATTAGCAAATGCAACAGAACCAACATATGTGTTTGATGATGGTTGTTATAAAATATGGACTGAGCCTGATAAAGATCATTTATATACTATTGGAGTTGATGTAGCAGAAGGTGTCGGTCAAAATTTTAGCGTTATACAAGTCTTAGATATAACTGAGTTACAAGATATAAAACAAGTCGCAGAATATGCATCTAATGAAATCAATCCATTTGAGTTTACTACTAAAGTCCGTGATATATGTTATCACTGGGGAGCACCCCCTGTATTAATAGAAAGAAATAATTGTGGTAGTCAGGTAGTCGATAATTTATATCACCAATATAATTATAAAAACATAGTTAATTGGTCTCCTAAAATAGGTCAAATAAAATATGATAGGATAGGAGTGTATGCTCATACTAATACCAAATATAAAGGTATTACTAATATGAGATATTGGGTTAATGATATTAAGTGTGTCGATATAAAATCAAAACCTACTGTCGTAGAAATGAAAAATTTTGTAAGATATCCTAATGGGTCTTGGGCGGCACAACCTGGATTTGATCATGATGATAGAGTTATGGCAATGGTATGGGCATTATTAATATTAGAAAATAGCGTTATACAAAAATATTACAATGTTGTAGAAATTGATGATAATCAACGGCCTGCAAAAATAGAACTAGGACCATATATCGATCAAAAGTTTAGCAACTTTCTACAAGATTATAAAATGCAAAATATTGACGATACCTGGAAACCACATGAGGTTCACTTTACAGATATAAATATTTTTAATGAGGACACAGGTCCTAACTATAATGCAGATATGGACGAATTAGAAGCACAAGGATATGTTAAACTATGAACCAAGCACCACTTAATAAAAATAGACAAGATAAATTTATACTAATTTTAAACTTACCCGAAGGTATAAAAAATATCGTAGATAATATAACTAGAAATACAAATAGAATTGACGCTAATAGCTTAGAAATTAGTATTGCTGGAGCTGTTACACCTACTATTAGTATACCTGAAAAAACTGTTCCATATGGAGCACAAACTATAAAAGTTAGCTCTCACGCTCGCCCGTCATATGAATCTTTAAATATAGATTTTAAAATTGATAACGAATTTAAAAATTATTGGGCAATATATAAATGGCTTGATATTATTAATGATATTAAAACTGGTAATTTTAATGAAGATGATATTATAAAATATAAATCGGCTCAAGAGTTAATGAGTCCTTCTCAACAACTTCCTATATATTCATCTAATTTAACAGTATACGGTTTAGATGAATATGAAAACCGTAAAATCCAATGGGACTATATTGGAGCCTTTCCAACTAAATTAACCGAAATTAAATGGAACTATGCTATTAGTGAAGAAATTACTTCAGCTGCTACTTTTGAGTTTACAAGACTAGAAGCAAAATTAATTTAATTATGAATATGAGGCGACTATTAGAATCATACCCTGACTTTATATATAATATAAAAAATAAAACAGTTATTATAGAAAGGACTGGGCAATTTATTGTATCAAGTTCAGAGGTAAGTAAAGACGGAGAATTGTTACCGGAATATTTTGTAGATATTAATGAAGTAAAGAAATACTTACAATATTATAATATTGAAGGAACAGTCGGGACTCAAATTTAAGCATCACCGTCATTACCTATTGCTTCTACAGGACAACCATCCGTTTCTTCTTCCTCATCGAGTTCATGTTGTCTATATGCATATAAAAGTATTCCATACCACTTGTGGTACGGATCATATTCGTGTGTAGAATTTTGAATCCAACGTTCGTTTCGGTGTACAAGGCCCCGTGCACGACAGTTGTGTTCTTTATTTGGCATTTCGTTATTTAGTATCACCATCATCCCCGATTGCGTCGACTGGACAATTCTCCATAGCCTCTTTACATAACTCCTCTTCTTCTTCGTTTTGAGGTTGCTTGTAAACATATGAATAACCTTCCTCTGAATGCCTGGTAAAATTATCTCTTGCTGTTTCGCGACACAAATCACAATCAATACATTGCGTATCTACATAATATTTTCCTACTATGCTTTCAGATACCTTATCATCAACATCTGCCATAAAAGTATTTAATCAAAATAATAGCTCATTACAATATTTGTCTTATATGAACATGCAGGCATTTTATCGACAATTTTTTGTAATTCTTCATATTTAATATTACCCTGTTTCCATGACTCTCCTTCAATACAACCAATCATTGTATTGGTTCTATCTTGTATAGACTTTACATACATGGAAGCAGCAAACATTTCATCAGGATTACCGGTATCAAACCAGGCATAATTACTATTTAAACTACTATGACCTAGTACATTATCCTGTAAATAACTTTTATTTAAATCAGTAATTTCTAATTCACCTCTCGCGGACGGCTTTAACGCTCGCGCCCGCTCCCCTGCTGTATTATTATAAAAATAAATACCTGTTACTGCTAAATTACTAGCAGGAACATTTGGTTTTTCTTCTATAGAAACTATTGTTTCAGTTGCATCAAGCTCTATAACACCATAATCAGACGGATTTGAAACCTTATAACTTACAACACAAGCCTCAGTACCATTATTAAGCTTCGGTTTACGTATACCAGTAAAAATATTATCTCCTAAGATTAAACATACATCATCATCCCCTTGCCAAGCTTCGGCAATAATTAATGCCTCAGCTATACCAGCAGGATACATTTGTACTTTAAAAGTAAAATTAATCCCTAAATATGGTCGGAATTTATCTGTTTGATGAAACAAATATAACAAGTGAGGGTATGCTTGAGCATTAGTAATAATCATTATATCTTTTATCCCTAACTTTATTAAAGTCGATAAAGGATAATAGATAGTAGGTTTATCATAAATCGGTAAAAGTTGCTTTGAAACTGTTTTAGTACTAGGATAAACTCTTGATCCTGTACCACCAGCTAGAATGATACCTTTCATATATTTATATTATAATGCTTATTTTGCCAAATCAACTAAAATATGTCCACGGAAAACAATAAATAATTGTAAAGGTTTTACTATGAGTAGACGAACAATTCAATCACCAGGTGTAGAAATAAGGGAAATCGATTTAACACAGCGTCCCGCTGCCGCAGTAGGAACAAGTGTATTTATCGCCGGATTCTCTGATCAAGGGCCAACAGATGAAATTTTTAATGTTGGTACGTTCGCAGAGTTTCAAGAAATTTACGGCAAGCCGACAAACTCCGCCGAGAGATATTTTTATCATACGGCGCGTCAAGTGTTTAATAGTGACGCCAATGTGTTTGTTTCTCGTATACCTTATGGCGGCAACACCGGCGACCGGAGATACTCTGCTCTAGTTTATCCTGTTAACGCTCTTAACACCGCCACAATTACAGCATTCGATTCTAGTACAGGGTCTTTGTGTTGTAATAAATCTACATTTGGTATGGTAAGTGCCAAGGTAGCTGGCGACTCCATCGGAACGCCCGGCTTGTTAGTGTCGGACACTGGATCAGACCTAGGTGTAGAATTAATCGTAAAAGATGCAAATGATAATTTAACTTATA